TAATTTTAACTCTTTGAAATTCGGCAGATTAGCTCCCGTGCTTTCTACATTTGATACTTCTCTTGAAATAGCGTCATCTGTATCTGATGTAAAAAATGTAGTCCAACTTGAATCTTCATTTGCTTTGTATTTTCCAGTTATTATCCCTCCCGATGGCAATGGTTCGTGGAATACTGATAATCCTATCCATTTTTTATCTATATGACTATCTCCTTCTGTGAAAATAGATGTTTCTGCTACTCCTGCTTGTGCTGTTAATCCTGTTCCACTTTTATAAATCTTCATCACATCTGAAGAATCTCTTAATGAAGTAAATAAAGGAATTTCATTAGATGTATTATCTTCTTGAATTGTAAAGTCTCCTATTGTTGCAGGCCAGCCAGGAGAAGCTGTTGGAGTATATAATGTTTTATAGATAGAAAAAGCATATTGGTCTTTAATAGTTTTTCTTCCATATCTTAATATATAATAATCTGAAACATCTATTGATAATGGTCTACTTCCATAAACTAACATATACAAGTATCCTTGATTTTCTTTTACTCGCATTACAGGAGTATATGTGTATGTAGTAGGACTTGCACTATTTATTCTACCTTTGTAATTATAAACAGTTTTCATTTTGTTAGTCCCGTCATAAACTTTGATTGTAATCTGTTGATAATTATAACTATTGATTACTACATAGGGAGTTCCGTCTAATAATCCAGCTCCAACAACAATGCCAGTACCTATTTTTACAATATCATAAAAATCTGTTGAAGAAGTAGCAACTCCATCCCATAGATACATTTTAGATTCTGCTGTTGAACCACCCTTACAAACTATACCTAATAACTTACCTAAATCTAAAATCTCTACTACCGTTTGTCCTGACGGAACTATATCTGTAAATACTGTTGGTGTTCCGTCTGATGCTAATTTTGTAATACTTTGACCTAACCAACCCCATAGATAATCTTGCCAGACCAATCCTCCACTTAATCCACCAACTGCAACTGCCCAATCTCCATCCAAAGCTCCACCCGATATTGTATATTTCCCTATTTTATCAGCGTTATCATAATAAACTACCCCATCGTTGTGTACAAAAAATGGGTTTGTCTTTAAAGTTGCTGTATATGCCGTTGCAGGAGTATGGTCATTAAGCGTAGTTACTCCCTCATATGTCCAAACACAAGTATCTTTATTGGTATCATTATCCCATCCTAATCCAATAACCCAAGAACCAACAGTTATTAGTTTTTTTATATTTAAATCAGCAGCACTTTGAGCTCCAGCTGAAGATACTAAACTAACATTTTTTATATGCTTTGCTCCTCTAATCTTTAAATCTAAATTTTCAAGATACCTAAAATATCCATTTGCTAAATCTCTGTCTACACTATCGTTTATGCCTAAATCCCAACGATTAAATTGTGGTGCTTTTATTGACATTAATGTTTAACTTGATTAGTCGGACTAATTGCCGAACTCTTTGTTTGATTTGTTGGACTGATACTATGTTTAGTTTGATTGGTTGGCGAAATTGCTGTACTTTTAGCTTGATTTTTAACCCCTCTTGTTATAATTGTTGGTATCGGTATTTCTATATTTATTGTTATTTTTGGTGGTAAAACTACAACTTCTGTTTTAATCGTAGGTATTGGTGCTTCAATATCAATAGTAGCTACTGGTGGTAATATGGTTACATCTGCATCATCTCCCCAAATATCAAAATCCATATCCCAACTAATATCAGACCAATCTACCCCTGAATTAGCACTTGTAAAAAATGAACCTCCTGCATAAGCTCCTGCAATTAAAGCTCTAACTCCAAACGAACCTCCATCAGTTTCTGCTCTCACTCTTAAGCAGTATTTTGTAGTAGCTGATAAGGTATAAGCACTCATCGTAACTGTAGTCCTTGCTGTGGCATCTCCACTTCCGTCTGCTGGTAAAGAAGCTATTGTTGCTGAACCTGTTGATAATACTGAACCTGTTGGCTTATCACTTCCGTCCACTGCCATTAACTCTAATAGAAAATTTCCAGTTGAAACATTTTTAAGCCATTTAACATCTATTCTTGTTATTTTAAAAGCTCCTGTCGTTGTAAAAACCTGCGATTTCCAATCAGTAAAATTAGCATACGAGGTATTATCAGTAGTTGGTTGATATAATATTCTTGATGTTGCCATTAGCTTGAAGTTATTACCCAGACACCACTTGCGTGCCACTGGATTGTGAATGTTCCCGCTGTTACTGATTTATTTTCTCCAAAATCAATCCAACCCATAAGTTTAGAAGTTGAAGCTGTGCCTGTGCTTTTATAAATAACAGCGTATCTTGCGTCTGTAATAGTCGCAGAAGTCCAAGCTATGTCTGTTGCGTCAAAAGTTATCGTAGTAGTTCCTGTTGGAGTTATATCGGCTATTGTAGCCCCTCCTGCCGTGTATCCTGTGCCTGAACACTCTGTCATAGCACCTGACACATCATCATAAAAATCCCAAGTAATAGTTGGTGCTACTGCGTCTGTGAATAATGCTACTTTGATTGTATCTGTATCTAAATCAACAGCGTTTCCATTAAATTGCTTTTGTTTGAATACATTAAATAAAGTTCGTGTGACTGCCATAATTTTTTATTTAATTATATTAACGACTGCTCCTATATTTAGGAATAATTTGTGTTTTTTCGTCTTTGTTTCTCTTACTATAAATTGACTCAATCAATCCTGTTATTCCTCTATCCTCGTCTCCCTCAAACTTTAACAACTCATCCCGCCAAAAATTAATGTTCTTAAAACCTTTTCTACCCGCATAATAAAATGTTGGTCTTGTTGCTAAATATTCGTGTAATCTGCCATCAAATCCTGGCTTCTTTGTAGTATAAAATGTATCTAATGCTGTAAAATATGATGACTCTCGGTTAATAAACATTTTTACTCCTTTTGTATAACTATAATCTGGTGCTGGTACTAAAAATGCTCCTTTGCCTGTTTTATCATATCTGTTTGGTTTTCCATTTATCGCTTGTCCGTCAACTATTTCCATTGCTTTACCTCTTAATTGCTGGTCTGTTGGAGTTAAGTCATAAAATATCCCATTTTCGTCAGCTACCATTATCCTATAAGCATCTAAAATAAGATTTCCTTGTTCATCTGTCGTCCAGTGATAATCTGATTGTCCTTCAACAAGGTCAAAAGTTATAATTGGGTCTGCTGTATGATTGCTATCGTCAAATTGCCACCTGCCATCTGCTTTTGATATAAGGGACATTGCTTTATCGATGGCAAGATTAATATCCACTACCTTTGTCGCAGTTGGATAAGATGTGGAATTTGTACCACAATTTGTATCTATTAAATCTATAAGAGATTTGGCATTCATTGACATATTATTTTCTTTTTTCGTTAAATTTAATTTTAAAGTCGTTTAAGTGATTAAAGATTGAGCAAACTATCTCTCCATTCTCAATTCTGATACTATCATAATCGTCAAACTCATTTTCTAAGAATGTTTTCATTAAATCTCTACCAATAGGAATAATTTTATCGTTATATTTTTGGACATTAAGAGCAAACTTATTTCTTTCAGTTTCTGCGTCTTCTTTCTGCTTTTTAATATCTTCGTATTTATCTCTTATTCCTTGTGGAGTTTCTTTTTTAACCTTAGCGTAAATTTCTTTCTTAATGTCATCTATATCTTTAATACACTTTTCCATTCTTTTAGTGATTGCTTTTTCTCTTTTCTTAAACTCGCCTAAATCAACTTTACTTTCTTCTGCTACTAATTCTTTTTCAACTTCTGCCATTTGTTTTTCAAGCTCTTCTATATCTACTGACTTTGCTCTTCCATTTTTTACAAGCTCTGCCTTTTCTTCAAGTAGCTTTTTTAATTCCTCGTTTTCTAATTTAACTTGTTTAGGGTAATTCATAATTTATTTATTTAAAAGTTTTTTATAAGCATTTTTCCAGAGATATGCTTTTTGATTTATATCATAATTAGCTTTTACATAGTCATAAGCGTCTTTTCCTAAAGCTCTACGTTTTTCTTTATCAGCAATAAGCGATTCAATCTGTGCAATCCATTCTTCGGTAGTATCTGCCAATAAAAGATGTTTTTGGTCTTCAGGATTCTGTTCATAAGGGCTATCACTCGTTGAGAATGACTGACATATACTTGGAATTTCCAACATAGAGTTTTCAAGAAACTTTAAATTGCTTTTACATCTATTAAAGTAGCTGTTATATCTTGGAATAATCACCATATCTAACTTCAAATCATTCAAAGCGTTGTAATACTCATCAACTTTGGCAAAGGGATGCCATTCTACATTAGCTTGACTCCAGAAAGTGTATTCTTCTGAGTAAAGTTCTTTATAAATCTCATTCTTACCTTTCTGTGGCATAGAAAGTAGAACTAATCTTACTCTTGGGTCATTTTCATACTTCTCTATAATTGGTTTTAGTGGCTCAATATCGTTTGTGATACCGACTGAACCTGTAATACCTATTCTTATTATATCTGTTTCGTTTCTTTTAGGTTCTGGAAAGTAAAATGGTTCTATATAATTTGGGAGAACAATAACATTAGGATTTATCTTTTCGTATTCTTCTTTTAAAAACTCTGTTGAGCAAGTTATTAAATCTGCTTCTTCTGCAAAAATGTTAATAGCTGTACTCATCTTTTCAATTCCACTGTTTACTCTTTTTTCGTTCATATACTCATTGAACTTAAATCCACTTCCTTCTTTTAGAGTATCGTCATTGTCTAATACTATCTTTTTGCCTTGTTTCTTTAATATTCTTGCTAGCTCTATAATTTGCTTTTGGAGTGGTCTGTGGAATACCACTATTTCTGCGTCTAAAGCTGCTCTTGCTTTATTTTCAGGTGTCTTTGCATCTAAGCTAAAACTTGTTCGATCTCCGTCCCAGCCGTTAGCTTGTAAAGGAAATAAACAACGCAGATTATAACATCCATTAAAGTTGCTATTTACAAAATATACTTTTGCCATATTATTTTTCAAGTTCTTTTAATTGTTTTTTCATCTCTTCAATCTTGACCTTTTTAGCTTCTTCAAGTTTTACTAAATTTGCCTTTGCCTGCTCTATTTGGTCTTTGATAGACAATGTATCAGGTATTGGTTGTTCTTGCGTTACAGGGGCTTGTGGTGGCTCTTGTGTAGTTGTAGGTGGTGGAGTTGGTGGCACATATTGCTTTTCTTTTGGAGTGATAATCTGTTTGGTTCTTGGATCTATAATGTTTCCATTAATATCCATTCGCTCAGTTGTTTTTATTGGGTTTGGGC